TGAACGCTGCACTTCGGCAGCTTGTTCGAGGTCACGGGAGAGCCTGGTTGCCCGAATATCCTTGAACAGTCCCGACGTGCGTCCGGCCGTAGACCGCCGAACAGCACCGAGGGGACCACACCATGGCCGCGCACCGCGCCCAAGCCTCACAGCCGCTCATCGTGCCGCTCGGCGGCGTCCTGCTCGCGTTCGCGCTGATCGTTACCATCTGCGCGCTCGCCATCGCCGCGGCCGACAGCTCGAAGCTGCCCAGCATCCACCGGCCGGCGCCGACGGGCATCATCGCTCTCACCCCCGACGACCCGGGCGCAGCGAACCCGGTGCCGGCTAGCGAGCTGGGCCGGTAGCCTGCTCGAAGGTCGACCCACGACAGGACCCCCCGACGCATGAAGTCGGGGGGTCCTGTTCTATCTACAGCTCGTTGCGCTTGATCGCCTCGAGCAGCTGGGTCAGTGCACGAGGTCCATCGAACCTCAGCTCCGGCCCGGTCGGATTCTTCGAGTCGCGGACGGCCGTTCCAGCGTCGTTGACCTCGACGCAGTTACTGCCCTGGCCGCCCCCGCTGAAACTCGATTTCCTCCATTTCTCGGTCATGTTGTCTCCATCCTGTCGGTCAGCATTTCGGTGAGTTTCATGACCGACATCTCCGGAGAGAGCGCCAGGGTTAGCACCTCCCTCACGGCATTTTCGTACCAATCGACGATCGCCTCGTCGTCGATGTACGTACCCGAGTCGCCGATCTCTAGGTGGACCAGCGGGCTAGCTTCCGCAAATCGAAGGACGCTGAAGGCCGGATTGGCGAGGCAGTCGTGCGGGCCGACGTCCGCCGGCAAGATTCGGAAGTCGACCTTCTTGGTCAGTTCCAGGGCGTATGCGAGCTGCTCGGTCATGCCATCATGACCGCCGATCTCGTTCGCCAAGGCCGCCTCGCCGACGATCACCGTGACTTTGACCGGGTCCCTACGGCGCAGCATCTCGCGTCGGCCCAGACGAACTGCGACGCGTTGACCCACCTCGTGGGCGGGTGCCTTCCTGGCGATGATGCCGCGGGCGTACTTCTCCGCCTGGGTGACGCTCGGGAACATGACCATGTGAACCTCGATGAATTCGGTCATGGTCCGATCGAATTCCAACATCGCGGCGAGGTGCATCGCAGGATCCGGCACCCCGATCGGCCACCAGCCATGGTCGGCATTGTCGCCGCCGGCCGCGCGGTCCAGGATGCTCGCACGCTCCGCGCCTTCGACGCCGAGAGCGTCGAGGATCTGGGTCGCCTGGTCCAGGGACACATTCCGCTCGCCCTTGAACATGCGGCTCAGCGTGCTGTTCGGGATGCCGGTCTGGCTCTCCAGTTCGCGCAGGGTCGTCCCGCGCTTCTCGTAGGCGGCGCGAAGCGCCGGTCCGAGCAGTCGCGAGCGTGCTGTTCCTGTGCTGCGGGCCATGCAGCACAGCCTAGGCGTACTGGCCAGCAGGTTGCCTCCCACCCGATTGGGGCATTGCTGCGGCTGCTGCGCAGCAAGCAGACTGTTGCGCAGCAGCCGCAGCAACGAAGCAGAGGAGCGATCATGGGCCAGCCTGGGACCGCCCCGCTTCGCTCCGGCGTGCTCTCCTACCACGCGGCGGCTGAGGTGAGTTTCGCCGCCGCGTGGGGATCCCTGGTCGGCGTGACCGCCACCGGCAACCGCCGGAAACCGCCGGCCAGGGCCTCAGCACCGGCGCTCTTCCTCCCCGGAGAGAGCGCCGGGTCGACCGCCCGTCTCGGCGTGCTGCCTTCTCCCAAGGCCCACCCCCGCGCCGAGACGGGCACCCAGCTCACGGCGACGGCGCAGGGACCCCGACACCGCGCCGTCGCCGTGCACCAAGCAGGTGCGCCGTGACGGCGTACTGGGCGTGGTCCTTCCATCCGGCGCGGATCCACGCATGGGAGCTGACCGAGGCCGAGGTGCAGGCCGCGAAGCGCGACCGCACCGAGCAGAAGGCCGTGTGCGGCTTCACCGGCCGGGTCGGTGACGCCCCGCTCGTGCGGCCCTTCCAGGATGCGACGCAGAACCACTGCGCGGCGTGCTGGCATCGACTGCACCCGCCGACACCTGGCCTGTGGGAGCCAGGGCTCGAGACCACGCCGTTCGCGGCGTCACGCTAGCTTCCGCCGGGTCGTCAAAGTCACCACCTCGGCAGCTTCGGATTCCCTCCGGCCGAGTGGAGCCAAGGACGGCCTGAAGGCGCGACCGAAAGTCCCGCGCTGCCGCACCTGCGGCCCGGCGGATCCCATCACCACCGCGAAAGGCTTCTCGTGGCCCGAACCCCGCCGCCCCGGCGACACGCGACCATCGAGGACGAGATCGGACCCTGCGACGGGTGCGGCGTCGCCATCGAATTCTGCGTGTGCGGAAGGCGTGACTACACCTACGACTACGGCGACAAGGAGGAGCCCAGATGAAGATGTACGCGATCATCGCCACCCACCGCGGCACGCCTGACAAGCCGCAGCTCTACGAGGCGTACGAGGCCGACGCGGTCGGCAACAACCCGATGGACCTCGACAGCCCGGCCCGCACCGGCCTGGCCGAGGCGCTGCAGGAGGCGGACGTCCTCGAGGCCGCGATCGTCGCCGTCGACCTGGACGACCTGGTGCTGCTGGCGGCGCTCCGCCGGGGCACCCCGACCATCGGCGGCGTCGTCACCGGCTGACCCCGGACGCGCAAAAACGGCCCCGTGCTCCCAGAGGGGAGAGCACGGGGCCGTTTCGTTGTGCAGAGTGGGTCAGGCCGCAGGCGGCGGCACGCTCGACACCGCCGAGCCGGTGGACGGCGGCGGTGTGGTCGTCTTGTTCGGCACGAACGCGACCAGGCCGGCGCCGCCGAGCACTGCGGCGAGCACGCCGAGCCAGTCGGTCAGCGTGAGCGGGCCGGCCGACGCCAGCGGCGTGAGGGTGGCGATGCCGGCCGCGAGGCCGCCGACGACGGCCTTCGCGTAGCGCAGGATCGTGGTCAACATGGTGACTCCTTCAGCCCGTCGGGGCGGTGACGGTGAGGGTGCCCTCGACATGGATGTCGCCGGTGGTGCCGGGGTGCTGCGCCGCGATGGCGGCGGTGAGGGCGTCCAACCTGGTGGCCAGCGCGGCCATGTCGGTGGCGTGCTGGGCGGCCAGTGCGTCCACCTTGCTGCTGGTCGTCTTCGACTCGGCCAGTGCGGCCGCGGAGTTGTCGTTGGCCTTGCGCGCGAACTCGTCGGCGTAGCCGAGCAGATCCGCCACCTTGTTCGGTGGCAAGCCTGCGGGCGTGACCGTGTCGCTCCAGTCGATGGCCATGGTCTCTCCCTGCTGCCCGAAGTTCGTCTGCCGGGCCTCGTTGACGTCGCACTCGACACCGGCCACGTAGGTGGCGCCGACGCGCTGGTACAGGTGGATGCGCGGGTCCTCGTGGCCGCCGGACCACGCGACGGTCTGCCAGGCCCAGGCGGCGAGGCCGGCGTCGAGCGCGCGGGACACCGCCCAGTACCCGCCGTAGATGCCGATGCGCCCGTGGTCGAGCACGCTGGCGATGCCGTCGAAGTAGTCGCCGACCGGGCCGAGCTTTGCCCGCGGCGACGTGGCCGACGGGCTGTAGTCCGGGATGTCGAAGTCGACGGCGAAGTAGATGGGGCTGCCGGCCAAGCCGACGGCCTGGGCCTGGGCCAGCGCCGCCTGCGCGTCGGCGACACCGGCCGGGTGGCCCTGCGTGGCCCGGTCGGGCTGGCCGAGGATCTTGCGCTCCCAGACCAGCGCCACCGCCACGCCGGCACTGTGCATATCGGACACTTCGCCGGCCGTCAGGTTGACCCTGCCGGACAGGCCGTTGTCGAGGTAGCGGACGACGAAGCCGTAGCCGGCCGCGTGAACCGCGGCGCCGGACGGGCGGCCGCCGCTGTAGTCGAGACCGAGCATCAGTTCACCTTCCCTCGGAGCAGCGGCACGCCGGTCTGGGCCGTGGTGCAGGTGTAGGTCGGCGCGCTGTCGGGGCTGCCGGCGTCCCGCGTGCACTGCTGCTTGCGGCCGGCCGGGTCGGTCCACGTCCAGCTGGCAGGCGGTTGGCCATTCGTGCCGTTGACGCCGTTCGTGCCGTCCTTGCCCGGCTGGCCTGGCGCGCCGTCCTTGCCGTCGACGCCGTTCACCCCGGGCGTTCCGGGCGCGCCGTTAGCGCCGTCCTTGCCGTTCGCGCCCTGGCACTGGCCGGGCTGCGACAGGCACGGCGGAGACTGCCCGTCCTTGCCCGGCTGCCCCTGCTGACCCGGGATGCCCTGCGGCCCGGTCGCGCCCTGCGGACCGGCAATGCCGGTCACCGGCGGGGCCACCGTGGTCGGCACCGCGCCGAGCTCGCGCACCTGATCGGACAGCGCCTGCGCCGCCTGGTGCTGCTGGGTGACGGCGCTGGCCTGGTCGTTCAGCTGAGCCGTCAGGGTGGCGTTGCGCGACACGAACGCGGCACCCAGGACCAGGAAGCAGAGGAGAGCCAGGGTCACGAGGATCACGATGACGCGGTGACCGCGCCGGTCGCGGGCGTCCTCGCTGGCCGGGCCGATGACGTTGCCTTGGACATCAGTCATTCGTCATTGCCTTCCCCGTACAGCTCTTCGAGAGCGTCAGCGGCTTCCTCTGGGGTGACCTTGCCGTCCGCGGCGGCCTCAAGGATCTTGCGCGTCGCACCGCGAGCGGAGCCTTTCCGTTCCTGGTTGGACGTACGGCGCAGGAGCAGCGGGACGCCGATGAGCGATCCGACGCCGGTGAGAAAGCTGCCGATCGCGGTAAGCAGCGTGGCCAGATCACCCACGGCACCCCCTCTGTCTCTGGTGGACGGTCAGGACTGGACGCCGCGCAGGTGGAGCGGCTGGACAAAGATCGCGCCCGCACCCGCGTTGCGCAGGGCTTGCAGCTCGATCTTGTGGGAGTTGTTCAGCACCACGCCGTGCGCCGCCCGGCCGAGCCAGAACGTCGGCGAGCCCATCGTGTAGCCGAACGTCGACCCGAACGGTGAGCCGTCGATCAGCATCCGCAGCTGGCCGCCGGCGCCCGAATCGGTGATGCTGAACGACCAGTCGAACTTGGGGTGCTGAAACTCGGGCTCGGACATCCACAGGGTGACGAAGCTCGCCGAGGTGGTCTGTTGCCAACTAGCCGTCTGCGCCGGATACATCGGCGCTTCGAGGTAGGGCCTGGCCAGGCCGCCGGTCTGTACGTCGTCGGCGAAGATGGTGTTGCCGAGGTAGTCGTGGAACGCGGCGAAATACCGGCCGCTCGTGGCGTCCTTCTGGGTGGCGAGGATCGCTTGGCCACCGGGACGCCACAGCTGGAAGATCTGGTCGCCTGTGCCGCCGTCGGGCCCGATGTAGCACAACAACTCGCCGGTCGCGTCGTCCATCTCGAAGAACGCGCCGTTCTTGATGGTGAGGCCGCCCCTGGTGATCGTCGCCGAGGACAGGCCCACAGCGCGACGAACATCGGCGATCTCCTGCCGCAGTTCCCTGATCTGGTCGAGCAGGTTGGACGGCTGATTGACTTGGCCCACGCCCGCACCTCCTCAGTAGACGTCGTCGAGCACGGGCGCCAGGGTCAGCGAGCAGTCCTCGCCGCCCTCGTCGCGGGGCTTCACGTCCACGCCGATGATGCGGACGCTGGTGTCAAGGCCGCGGCGGTGGAACGGGTCTCCGGGCTGGACGACGAGGCGGGCGTCGTCGCCGACGGTCAGCTCGTCGAGAGTTGGCGAGAGATTGCTGTTGATGTGCAACATGGGCAGCACGACCGGCAGGCGGTTGACGTCCTGGTCGGACTGGGCGTGCCCGTACAGCGTGGCCGTGTCGGACACGTTGCTGTAGTTGGAATCGCCCTCGAGCAGCGGCCAGCCGTGCGTGTACAGCGTGGTGTCCTCGGCCGCGGCGATTGGCGTGCCCTCGGCGGTCCCGTCGGTGTCGGCGAACGAGCGGGTCAGCATGCGGGTTCCGTCGCTGGGCCAGTCGTAGTCGAAGCAGTTGCCGCCGACTTCCCACACCCAACTCGACCCCTGCTGGCCGAGCCGCGGCGTGCCCTGCCGCAGAAGCCGGCGCGGCCGGCCGTTCGCGTCCGTGCCGCCGACGTCGAACAGCATGTCCTGCCCGTTCAGCACCTGACTCAGGTCCTTGAGGGCTGCGCCGACATCGGTCAGCTTGTAGCCGTACCAGGTGCGGTCGTGCGGGAACCCTGACGTGGTCGTGTCGCTGGCGACGTCGATGCCGATGTCGCCGCCGGTGTGCGACTGGGCCAGGGTGAGCAGGTTTCGGGCGATCTGGTTTTGCTCGGTCGCCGAGTAGCTGACCACGCGGCCGGCGACATAGGTCGGGTCCGTGTTCTGCGCGCCCGACAACACCGGCAGGATCTTGCGGTGGTTGAAGTACGACCACCAGTCGGCCGCGCCGATCTGCACCTGCTGCGTCTTCGATGAGTACTTGCGGGTCCAGATGATCCCGCCCCACCTGGGAGTGTCGCCGCGCAGCACGTACACCACGCGCAGCACCGGAGACGTGAGGTCGTACGCGTCGACCGCGAGCTTGCTCGACAGGCTGAGCGTCGCCGACAGGGTGCCCGAGTCGCAGAGCTTCTTGTTGTACGACACCGCAGTCAACGGGAGCTCGCCGAGGGTGGCGTTGGTTCTGAGGTCCGCGATCAGGTAGGTGTACTGGGCGGTCACGGAACGTCCGTCCACACGGCACTGTCCGCGGTGGTCTCTTCGAGCCACCATCCCGTGTGGTTGTCGCCTTGGATGTCAAGCTGGCCAGTGCCCAGCAGCCGCACCATGCTGATGAAGAACGACTTGTTGGTGTTGTCCGCGGTGCACTTCCAGATGCCCTCCCACGAGCGCTGGGAGTTGACCACGGCCTCTTGGCCGACGACCCAGCGGAAGTCCGCGATCGTGTTGCCGGTCAACGAGGTGTCCTCGCGGACCTTGATGCTGAAGTCGTCGGAGTTGACACTGCCCTGGCCGAACAGGCTGAGGTGGATGATGTAGTAGGTGCCGGACTTGACGCGCCTACCGGTCATCGCGAGCTTCGGGATGTTGACCTCGGTGCCGGCGCTGCTCGACGTGACGATGCCCGCGGTCAGAACTCGCACGCCGCCGATGATCCGCTCGTGGACCAGGGCGGCGCCGTCCCAACGGTAGTAGGCGCGCGGCGTCGACAGGTACACCCGCTGGCCGATGTACGGCGTCGTGACAGCGCTGGCGAAGTCGGCGGCGGTGCTGCACACAACCGGGCCCTGCACGATCCAGCCGCCGAGCGGGACCGAGTAGGTCTCCAGCCACACACGGTCGGCGCGCCAGATCGTCATGCCCTCGTAGGGCGTGAGCGTGGCTCGGTCGCCGGCGCTCTTGATCGGCAACACGCCGCCGAGCGCGACCATCCACGGCGGCCGCAGGTCGTCGATCATCGCCGTCGTGATGGTTAGAGCACCCGCGGTGACCCGGACTCGGGCCAGGACGATGTAGTCCGGGGAGTTGGTCGGGGCCCCGTTGGTCGTGTTCACCACAGGGTCGGTCGGGGTGCCCGACGGCGTGCCGACCACCGGGAACACCGAGAACCCGTTGGCGGAGTCGAACGTCTCGTCCGACACCTGCGCGACGATCAAGTCGTTGCGCTGCAAGGAAGCGTGCGCCGGGTGCGCGGTCAACAGGTCGATGTTCTTGACCGCGTCGAGGGTCACGATGAACGAGCCCGTCGCGCGGGACGCGGGGATCGTCGCCTGGAATGCGTTGACCTTGACCGTCTTGTCCGCGACGGTCTGCTGTGCGACCAGGCCCGGCGAGACGGCGGCGGTCGCGCCGGCCGGGCGCAAGCCGCTGCGGGCGTTGACGTTCGACGAGCCCGGAGTCCACACCGCGCTGAGGCCGATGCGGGCGTCGTCGGTGGTGACGACGCCGCCGGTGTGGCTCACCCACAGCGGGTTGCGGTCGGCCATGGCGGTACCTCCGTGGATCAGGCGGCGGCGTCGCGCCAGCGAACGGTGAGTGATGCAGACGGGTCGTAGGACGAGGCCGTGAAGTCGATGCGCGTGCTGACACCGGGCAGCAGCGGGAACCAGTTGCGGGTCAGCAGCAGGTTGGACGCGTTGGCCCCGTTGAGGCTGACTGCCCGTTGGTCGGTGTCGAGGGTCAGCGTTTGGCCGGCCGTGATCGGCACCGCGGGGTCGATCCTCAGCCGCTCGCCGGTGGCGTGGTTGGTCACGACTGGACCGGTGACCGGGCCGGCGATCTGGAGCGTCGGCCAGGCCGCCACGCTGCCGGAGTTGAGCACGGTGACGTTGCCACCCGTCGGCCCCAATCCGTAGTCGAGGGGGAAGACCAGCGGGAACTGGAGACCCGTCGTCGCCGGGCTGGCCAGCGCCGCGGACGCGATGTGCTCGGCGGGCGAATACAGCCGCGAATCGGTCGCGTCCCAGCGGATCGCGCCCTCGGTGTAGCCGACGGCGTAGTACTTGTCGAGGTTCAGCGTGCGGCCCTTGCAGCGGCACATCGCCATCCACCGCTGCCCGCCGAACTGCGCGACGAGCGGCTCCTCGACGGGCACCTCGACGGGGGCGGTGAGCCCCCGCATCCAGTCCACTATGGACTGGAACTGAGCCAGCGGGACGCCCTTGACCTTGAACGAGAACGTGATCGTGCGCTTGCCCATCACCGACTGGCCCGGGTACTGGCCGTGCCGTCCCGGCCGATCGAAGTCGTCGCCCCGGAAGCTGGGCAGGTCGATCCAGCCATCCAGCTTGGCCAGCCGGAACGGCGTGGCGCTGCCGAGCAGAGCGCCGCGCCACTCCAGCTGGCCGTCGGTGGTGAGCAGGTCCCCGGCTGTCATCCCGCCCCCTTGCCGAGCCACGCGAGGTCTTGCGCGATGTCGCCGGGCGACTGGTCGGGCGTCGCGTTGAACTGCTCGATGTGCACCAGCGGGCCCTGGTTGTTCCCGGCGAGGCTGTTGGCCCCGCCGTACGCCCCGGTGTTGCCGGACAGGCCGATGGTGCCGAGGTTGCCGCCGGCGAGACCGGACATGCCGTCGGCGACGGTCGCGGCGAGCCGGCCCGTCGCGTCGCTGGCCATGCTGGCCGCCCCGTCGATGCCCTGCGCCAGGCCGGCGGGGATCCACTTGCCGATGTCGGCGAACAGCCTCGACGGCGAGGAGATGCCGAGGAACTGGAGCACCGGGCCGGGGACGAAGCTCTTGACGAAGCCGAGGATCTTGCCCTCGAGCCACGAGCCCATGTTCTGGATGCCGCGCCACAGTCCGGAAATCAGGTCGGAGCCGGCGTTGAGCAGCCACGAGCCGATGTTGCCGAGCGCGCCGAGGATGCGGCCCGGCAGGCCGCCGAGCCAGCCGAGCAGGCTGCCCAGCGCGCCGACGGCGGCGTCGTAGGCACCGCGGAACCAGCCGAGGAACATGCCCGGCAGCGAGCCGAACCAGTTCAGGATGGCTTGCACCGCAATGACGTTGGCCTGGATGTACGCCTTCACCAGGCCCCAGACGAACTGCGCGGCAGTGGCGATCGCCGAGCCGATCATGGACCAGAACGCGAGGAAGCCGTTAAAGGCGCCCGTCGCGAAGTCGACGATCCACGACACGGCAGCCTGCACCGCGCCGGACACCGCCGACCAGGCTGCCTGCGTCCACGCGCTGACCGTGTCCCAGTTGGCGATGATCAGCGCGACCAGGCCGACGACAGCGGCGATGATCCAGCCCACCGGGCCCATCGCGATCAACCAGGCGGCGGCCATGCGAGCCGCCTGGAGCAGCGACTGCAAGCCCATCAGCACCCAGCCAGCCACCCATACCGCCGCGGTGGCAGCGACCGAGGCCGACATGGCGATGCCCTCGGCGATAGCACCGGCGGACACCACCACCCAGCCAGCCACCACCTTGGCGGCGTTGACCGTCGCGGCGCCGGCCATCATCACCCAGTCCGAGATGGCCAGGTAGATCGATGCCGACTGCGCGGCCACGCTGGAGATCGCCTCGACCTTCTGCGCTACCCACGCGGCGACGACTTGCGTCTTGGCGATGGTCGCGTTGACGGCCATGGCGATCAGGCCGGGCACGAAGATGGTGGCGATGATGGCGCCGACGACCTCGAGCGCCGGCTTGTTGTCAGTGATCCACTTGGCCATGCTCTGCACCGCGGGGATGACCTGGCTTTGGATCACGCTGACCACGAAGGCCAGCGCGGGGCCGAAGTTGTCCGACAGGTAGCCGGTGAACTCGGTGAAGGCTGGGAGCACCTTGTTACCGAGGATGTCGACGAACGCGACCTGAGCTTGCCTCATGAACGTCTGGATGTTGTTGGACGCCGTGGCGTTCAGCACCTTGCCCATGGCGTCGGCCGAGCCGCCGACCTTCCCGAGAGCGTCGGTGGCGTGCGACGGATCCAGTGCGAACAGTGCCTTGCCGAGGTCTTCGGCCTGGGTGCCGAACAGCGCGGTGGCGGCCTGAGCCTGCGCGACTGGGTCCTTCATTCCGCGCAGCTTGTCCATCACCTGCTGCAACGCCTCGGACGCGGGCTTGCCGCCCTTGCCGATCTGCTCGGCCATCGTCGTCGCCGACAGGCCGATCGCCTGGAAGCCCTGCGCGGTGGTCTGTGATCCGTCGACCGCCCGGATGCTGAACTCCTTGATGGCGTCGGCGACGAGGTCCGAGTCCCGTGCGCCGGCCTGCAACCCTTGCGACAGCAGGCCGGTAGCGGTGGTGCCGTCGATGCCCAGCTTGCGGAACTGCGTCGAGTACTCGTTGAGGGTGTCCAGGAAGTCGCCGGCCTTGTTGTCGCCGGCCTGGAACCCCGCGGTGATGATGTCGAACGCCTGGGTGGCGTCCGTGGCAAGGCCGGTCTTCATCAGCTGGCCGGCGGCGATCGTCGAGTCCTTGACGTCGACGTCGAACACCTTGGACAGGTTGAGGGCCTTCTTCGTCAGACCGTCGAGGCTCTCGTTCTGCGTCAGGTTCCCGATGTTCTGCACGACGTTCTTCACGGACTCGGTGACCTGGTCCATCGAGTCGCCGAAGCCCTGGCCGTACACGCCGCCGGCGACCTTGCCGAGCTCGCCGGCCTGCTTGGTGCCGGCGCCGAGCGAGGCCGCCATCTTGGCGTTCGCGTCCTGGAAGTCCATGGCCCCGGCCAGGCTTGCGCCCAGGATCGTCGCGCCACCGGCGCCGACCACGGCCAGCGACTTGCCGACCTTGCCGCCGAAGCTGGTCAGCTTCTCGAACGCGCCCGCCAGTCCCTCGCCGAACCCCTTGTCCTCCAGCCCGATGTAGCCGGTGAGCTTGCCGACATCCACGAGAACCCCCTACCTACCATCGCGCCATCTCGGCGCGGGCGTCCTCGCTGGTCAGTTCGACGGGCTCGTCGCCCGCGATTCGACGCCACACGCTGTGTTCGGACAGGCCCGACAGCAGCGCGGCGAAGCGCCACCACGACAGGCCGGCGTCGAGCTCGTCGAGTAGATCGAGCCCGTACTCGCGGCGGAAGTCGGCGTACACCAGGCGGAAGTGCTTGAGGATCAGTTCGACGACGCGGGTGCCTCGGCCCCCGTCACCGCGGGGGCCGTTCGGTTTCCCTGGCCTGCCCGGCGGTTGTAGATCTCCTGGCACCGCTCCAGCAGATCGGGCATGTCGTCCATCTCCAGCCCGGCATCCATGATGGCGCCGAGATTGGACTTGCCGATCAGCGACGCCATGAGGTCGTACGCCTCGGCCGGGTCGATCTGCGAGTTGGCCGCCCGCCCGGACCGCTTCGCGTTGACGGCGAACAGGATCAGCTTGGCCGGCAGCGAGTTCGGCAGCACGTACACCTGACCGAACACGCGGATCTTGGGCGGCTTCTCTGCTGCCTTGCGCTCGGCCCACGCCTCGTCGAAGTCGTAGTCGACCTCGTCCTCGACGTCGACGACCGCGGGCGGTTCCCAGTCCTGCACCGCGCGCAGCGGCTCGGCGGTGGTCACGGGGCGGTCGTGAGGGTCGTCGGGCCGGACCGCGTGACGCTGCACTTCCACGCGGACTTGTCGTTGTTGCCGCCGCCCTGCTCCCCGACCGAGAACGTCGCGGCGTTCCAGTTCTTCCACTGGGTGTCCATCGGGTGGCGGAACCGGATGATGCCGAGCGAGTTGTAGCCGGTCTGCGCGGCCAGGGTCTCGCAGCGGGACTGACCCAGATCGAGTACGCCGGTGTTCGGGTCCTTGAGCTGGAAGCCCTCCAGCGTCAGGCCGAAACCGCGCTGCATGATCTCCTGCTCGTAGGTGCCCTGCGAGTCGTAGGTCGTGGTGTCGGCCTTCGCCTCGTCGTCGGCCGGGTTCGGCTTGACCGAGTGGAGACCGCCGATAGCGAGCCAGGTGACGCCGTCAGCGGCCTGCACCTGCACGATGATGTCCCGTGCGTTGATCTTCTTGGTGGGCATGGCTTCTTCCTCCGCGCATGGCGACGGCCCGACGCCTCGGCCGGGTGCGATTGGTGATAGGTCAGGGACGGTTGAGGGTCGGGTGCTCGATCTCGCAGCGGGCGTTGACCGTCCACTCGTGACGGCCGTTGCCGTCACGGCCGAGGTAGGTCGGCGTGCCCTGCTGGCACACCGCCAGCTGCAGCCACGTGCCGCCGGCCAGCGTGCGGTTGCTGAGGGCGTGCAGGGCATCCCACACGGCCTGCGCCCGCTGCTCGGCCAGGCGGGCATCGGTGCCGACGTCCCGGATCCGGACCTGGATGCCCGGCTCGTCGTAGTGCAGCTTCGAGTCGGACTCGCCGAGCCCGTACTTGCCGACCGCCATGGCGGCGTCCGGCGCCTGCGGCAGCTCGACGAGGAAGATCGAGCCGCCGACGGTGCCGTCCGCCTTGTAGGTGCCGAGGCCCAGGTCGCTGAGGAGCTGGGCGAACTCTTCGAGCAGCGTCACGAGCCGAGCGCCTTCTTGATCTCGGCCCCGATGATCTGCTGCACCGTTGCGGCTTCCTGGTGCAGCGGGCCCTCGAGGTACTTCGCGGTGCGGCCCTTGGCGTGCCGCAGGGTCAGGTCCTCGTGCTGCTTCACCGCGTACGGCGTGTCGTAGGTGACCGCGCCGACCAGGTTCGACTCGTCGACGACCGCCGTCCCGGACCGCTCCAGCGTGCCCTGCTCGAGCGGCACCTTGGTCCGGGACACCTGCAACACGTGCTCGGTCGCCAGCTTCAGGCCTTTTGCGGCGCCCTCGCGGGCGGCCTTGGTGGCTACGTCGCCCTTCCATGTGATCGAGACGGACTGGCTCATTGCAGCACCACCTCAAGGTGATCGGGTGTCGGAAGGCCGCCGCCGTCCCGTCGGAACGTCGTGAACACCGTGCTGGTCTTGCCGTTCACGGTGACCCGAGACTCGGCCGGCGCGACGGTCTCGGGCGGGCAGTAGACGGTGGCGGAGCTGACGACTTCGGTGCCGTCGCCACCACGGACCAGGCGCCGCTGGTCGTCGCAGAAGCACTTCACGGTGACCGGCGGCCCGTAGGACGGTCCGGCCGACCCGGCGCCGAGGTAGGGCTCGATGACGGCGGTGTGGCGCAGCAGGAACGGGGGCAGGATGCCCACAGCGGCCCCCTTACCACCAGGTGGTGATCGTGCCCGGCGTCAGCCCGGCAGCCTTGAGTGGACCGCCGATGTACGGGCAGACGCGCGGTAGCGGGTCGCTGCCGTTCGAGCCGGCACCGCGGCTCAGTCGCACCGAGCCGATCGAGATGTCCTGGTACTGCATGGCCTGGCCGCTCTCGGTGCCCGGGTTCTGCAACCACCACACGACCTGCATGCAGGTGGCGTTGGACAGCGCCGTGATGACGTCGGCGTCGATCGGCATGCCGTTGTCGTCGGTGTCGTAGACCGCCGACAGGAGCACGGTGTCGACCTCTTCCGAGGCGCGGGTGAGCATCCGGGTCGCCTCGGGATCGGCCGGCACGGTGACATCGGCCGGGGCATAGCCGACCAGTGCGGCCCGGTCCGCGTAGACCCGGGCCACGGTCAGACCGCCGGCATTTCGAGGACTGCTCGCGTGACGCTCGCGAACGCCGAGTAGTCGATGTAGACGTTGCCGTCGGACTGGTTCACCGACGCGGGCCACGGGCCGAAGAACTTCTCGGCGGCGGCGGCGATGGCGACCACGCGCGCGGTGGCCGCCTGGCCGTCGACGAGGCCACCGATGTTCTCGGTGACGTTGATCGGCGCGCCGCTGCCGTTCTTCACGTGCAGGAACCTGCGGCCGTTGTTGGCGATCTGGTCGTTGTTGGCGGTGGGCGCGGTGTAGGTGGCCAGCAGGCCAGCGCTGGTCAGCGGCTGCACGGCCGGGACGTCACGAGGCATCGGTCTTCTCCTTGCCAGGCTTGGCCGGCTTGGCCGGCGGGGTCTTGGCGTCTCCGCCGATGTCGTCCTGCTCCTGCTCGGCCGGCTGCTCGACGACCTGGCCCTCGCGGCGCCAGCCGTCGCCGCCGGCGTAGTCCAGCGCCATGCAGCCGAGCAGGGTGTCGGTGTAGTCGCCGTCGATCGGCACGACGCGTTCGACCACGACGCCGTCGACGACCTTCTCGTAGGTGGTCACGGTGATTCCTTCCGTGAGGTGCCGGGCCGGCCGAGGGGTCGAGCCGGCCCGGCGGTCTCTCACTGGCCGTAGCGCTCCTGCATGTCCTTGACGGTCATGGCGAGCGCCTGGTCGACGGTGACCGGCTCGGCGGTGCCCTCGGTGAGGCGCACCACGTAGCCGACCCATTCGTCCTTGCTGGCACTCTTCGCCGGCGGCGTGAGCTCGACGGGCGGCTCGTCGGCCTCGACCGGCTCGACGTAGGGCTCGCCGGTCTCGGTGACCCGGCGAAGCTCGCCGCGCGTGATCTGCGCCAAGAGGGACTCGTGCGGCGGGTAGTCCAGTTGGAGGACCTGGCCGCCCGGGCCGCGGTAGTGCCTGACCTCGATGTCGTCGCTCATGCCGGCCTCACGTGTTCCGCGGGACGCGGAAGGCGGTGATGGTGCCGGCGACGAAGCCGGTGGCGATGTCGACGAGCATCGTCCCGTCCTTCTGGATGAACCGGCCGCTCTCGAACGGTCCGATCCAGACGGTCGCCGAGTTGGCGACGGCCACGACCAGGTCACCCTGCGACGCGGCCATGTCGGGCGGGTTGACGCCGGCCTTCACGGTGACGTTGCCGCCGGTCGCGCCGGCGACCACGCGCAGCAGCGTCAGCTCGGGCACCGACTTGGCGCTGCCGGCGGCGACAGCGGCCGGCAGGATGTGGCCGTTGCCGACGCCCGCGTTGGTCGCGGTGCCGGCCGGGTCGGCGAGGCTGCCGTTGGGCAGCCAGTTGCTGTACGCAACAACGGTGCGTGCCATGGTTCAGATCTCCCTTGCCGGTCAGACGCCGGCGGTTGCGCCGTCGACGTACGCCACGGCGAGGTTGTCGGGGCGGACGAGCTTCGCGCCGTACAGCGCCAGGCCCTTGATGGCGTCAGCGAACTTGTCCTGCGGCCGGTACGCCTCGGTCTTGTTGATCTGCTCCGCGAAGGAGATCGCCGCGTTGGTGCCGGCGGTGATGGCCTGCACCGTGCCGGTCGGAACCGGAACGTTGTTGGACTCGAGGATGTCGAAGCCGGCCGCGCGGCCGACGGTGCCGTTGCGCAGGGTGTTGTCCGAGCCGGACTCGTTGACCTTGATGAACCGGCCGTCCTTCTGCAACGCGCCGTGGAACTCGGGCGACACGATGACGTAGCGGCCGGCGTTCGGCACGTTCGCCTTGGTGAGCCGGGCGCGGAGCGGCACGAGCACCTTGTCGTAGGCATCGGTCGCGGTCGCGAGGGACTGCGGGGCGCCGGTGGTGGCGATCGTGTTCGCGGTCGGGACACCGGTGTAGAAGCCGGCGACGTACTGGTCGACGACATCGGCCAGCGCGTAGGCGGCCTCGTCCATGGCCTGCGGCATGACATTGCCCTTGGCCTGCCTCGCATCGACGTCATCGACGAAGAACGCGAAGTACTTCGACTGGTCGACCACCAGGGTCCGCTGCGCGTCGGTCAGCTCTTCGGGGGCGATGACCGTGCTGTTCGGGCTGTACGTCCCGATGGTGGGCCGCGAGATCGAGGTGATCCGGACGGTGTCGCCGGCCTGGGTGATCTCGCCCTCGTAGTCACGGTTGACGACGGTCGGGCCCGCGTAGACCAGCTGCTTGCGCAGGGCCACGAGCAGGGTCGCCGACCAGATTTCCGGGCGGAACCTGGTGATGGACATGGATGTTGCCTCTCTCGGTTACCCGCCGAGCAGGTTGCGAAGCTGGCCCTTCTGCTGGGCCTCGACGATCTGCTCGGGCGTCATGGTCTTGAGCTGGTCCTCGGTGATCTGGTCCGGTGCGCCGGGCGCCCCGGTGAACTGGCCGCCGGACCGGGCGGGACCAGTGGGTGCGGCCTTCAGCAACGGATTCGCCGTGACGGCAGCGGTGATCGCGGCCTCAACCTGCGTGCCGAAGTCGGCCGCGGTGGGGTCGAGATCCTTGGTGGCGTTGGCGAATCCGACGCTGTCCAGCAGCGCGCTCGCGTTCGCGCCGAGCGGTACCGCGGCCTTGAACACAGCCAGCTGCACGGCCGACTGACGCGCGGCCGACTGACTGGCGGTGAGCTGCTCGGCGAGCTTGGCCGGGTCGGCCTTGTCGTCGGTCTTCAGTCCGAGCGCGACGGCGAGCTTGTCGAGCGTCTGCTGCGTCGCCTGCTGAGCTTCCGTCGCCTTGGTGCGATGACTGGCGGCCTCGCCACGGAGGTCGGCGATCATCTTCTGCACGGGCTCGGGAAGCGTGGACAGGTCGACCTGACCGTTGGCCGGCGCGGCCGGCGGAGTGGTCGCGGGCTGCACGGGTGCGACCGGAGCCACTGGCGCGACAGGCGGGACGGCGGGCACCTGGCCCGGGTCGGTCGCTGCCGGTGCGGCGGGGGCGGTCGGCGCGGGAGCGCCAGCTACTGGAGCGGTCACGGTGGTCCTTCCGTCGACTCGGGCACCTGGCCGTCGTCGGTGACGTGCACCGCGGCACCTGGCCGGCGGTGTCGGGCAGCCCGGGCACCTGGCCTGGGCGATGTAGCGATCACTGCAGCCGCGGCGATGCACCCCTCATGACGAGGTGGGGTATCGCTGCGGTGGTCTTGGGGGCGGGCGTTCTGCTCGCCGGGTGTGGCGGCGGTACGTCGCCGTCGACAACCGAACCGACTAGCACGGCGCATGTCGTGCAGTCGCTCAGCGCCTCGGTGGCGCCGGCACAGGCCGGGCCGACAGCGGAGACCGTCGTGGACCATTTCCAGCTGGCCGGCCTGCCTGTCCCTCATGCGCGGGACAACTCGGCGAACTGCGCGAGCCTGGGCTGCGTGCAGCAGGTGACGACGGACGCGGTCACCGTGCTGGTGTTCAAGGACGCGGCGGCAGCGGCGAAGGTCGCGGCTGGCTACGGCGCCGATGCGCACCAGCAGGGCGCGGTGGTGCTGGAGTACGCCGCGGCGAAGACCCCGGCGGCGGAGCGGCCGAAGTACGAGGCCGAGCTCGCGAAGCTGGCCGGCTAGCGCGCGCTCCCGATCTGCTCGCGTTGCGGCTGACGGAACAGGTCCGTCGGGGCGTTCGCGATGTGGTCGCGGATCTCGGCCTGCTTGGCTCGGACCGCGGCCTCGAACGTGGGGCGGGCAGCGGGGTCGATGACCGCGGCCGCCTGCGTCTTGGCCTTCCGCACGTCGCGCTCCAGTGCGCGGAGCTTCTGCCGGGCCTCGTCGCCCTCGGGATCCTCGGTGTCGGTCGGCGACTTCGTGACCCCGGCCAGGTAGGCGGACAGCGAGTGCCGACAGTTCGGATGCATGAGGCCGGCGGCGACGGCTTCCTCGACCGAGCCGGCGACATCGACGGTGACGGTCCGGGTGTCGTGGATGGCGTGCGGCAGCTCGACCGTGCGCTCGCCGCCGGGCCCGTTGCGGGCCAGCACCTTGCCCTCCCACGGGCGGCAGCGCTTGCACTCCTGCGGCGCGTTGCTGACGATCACGAGGTCGATGCCGGCGTCGCCGAGCCGGTCGAGGTGCGCCTGCACCGCGGCCTGGGCGGTGGCCGTGCGGGTCGCCATCTCGACGTACGACGCCAGCTGCCACCGGCGGCCGGACTTGTCGACGAAGCCGGTGACGCCCTGGCCGAGGAGCTGCTCCCACGCGGTCTGTGCCCCGCGGAGCCTGGTCTTGGTGCCGAGCAGGATGTCCGGCGTGGTGCGGGCGATGACCTCGCGGTAGGTGTCCAGCGCCCAGCGCAGGATCTGCACGTGCGTGCCGCGCAGCGTCGACACCAACGAGAACGTCAGCCGGGCCACGGCCTCGGCGCCCGGTGTGGCCAGCCGGATCGCGTAGAGCTGCTCGGGCGTGAGGAAGCCAGCCTTGGCGAGCTCGTCGAGCGCGGCCTTACCGCCGCGGGCGAACGCCAGCGTGAGCGCCTGCTCGACGGCCGGCCCGGTCGCGCCATCGAGGCCCCGGACGATCTGGGCGACGGCGTTGCGCAGGTCGTTGATGCTGCCGAGCTTGTCGCCGGCCCAGTCCGGCCGGTTGATGCCGGCCCGGAGCTGCTGCGCCATGGACGCGGCGATCCGCTCGGCCGCGGAGCCGTACAGGTCGGTGAGCGTGCCCGCCAGGTCCTCACCGAGGGTGCGGTCGACGGGCACGGCTCACCTCCCGTCAGCCAGTGGCGGGCTGCGGCCCAGAGTTCAGGCCGACCCCGTCGGCGGTGAGTGTCGGCGCGCCCGGGTTCGGCTGCGGCTGGCCCGGTTGGGGGCCGAGCTGCTGCCCGGTCACCGCGATCGGTCCGCCGGTGAACGTGCCCGGGTCGGTCAGGTTCGCGCCGGGCTGCTCGCCCTGGATCAGCGCTACTTCCTCGTCGACCTGGGTGCTGTCCCAGTCCGGGTGCAGCATCTCGACGCGGGTCTTGGTGCTCGCCGCCTGCGCCGCTTCGAGCAGCTGCAGCGTGCGGGCCACCGACTCGGGATCCTGCGACACGGTGTCGCCGAAGCCGAGGTCGGGTTCCTCGACGCTGATGCCCGATCCGAACTGGGCGACGTCGACGAGCTGCAACGTCTCCATGATGTCGAGGAGCTCGGGCTTCCAGTACTCGATCTTCCGGTCGCGGGTGATGTCGGACTTCTTGTCCCGCGAGTTGACCTCGGTCGCGGTGGTCGCGGCCTTGGCGTCCATGCCGAACGTCTGGAGCGAGTAGCCGGCATCGGAGATGATCCGGGTCAGCATCTCCTTGGCGGTCCGTGAGTGCTCCTCGACGCGGATGGCGAACTGGACGATGGACATCTGCGGCGGACCGCCGGGCTGCGGAAGCAGGTTCAGCGTCTCGTACACCTCGCGGTCGACGTCCCAGCGCGCGCCCTTGCCGGGCCCGTTGCTGTCGAGGTAGACGTCCGGGATGATGACGCGCCCCTTGGCGAGCCGGATGTCCCGCATCCACGACGACCACGTCTCGTCGAGCGCGTCCATGAGCGGCTCGACGCCGCTGTAGTCGGAGCGGCCGAGGCCGGCGGCGGCGGCGTTCGCGCGCCACATGCGGTTAGGCCGCATGTTGGGGATGTAGACGGCGGTGAGCCTGCCCGGCACGCCGGTTTCGATGATGTCGCCGGGCAGCATCTGCTCGTCGGCGAGGTAGGCCGTGGCCGGGTGGTCCTCGAGCGCCATGCGGATGCCGAGCGTGTCGGGGCTGCCCTTGTACAGGCCGTGCATGATCGCGCCGGGCTCGTGCCGCTCGAGGTGCCGCCACACGGCGTCGCCGTCGACGTCGACCACGCGCCAGAACGTGACGGCGCCGAGGGAGTCGTAGCACCACTCCGGGACCGCGGCGTCGGCGTGCACGGCGGAGATCCACGGGCCGTCGGGCCGCTCGTCCTTGTCCCAGCACACCCTCAGGTAGACGCCACCGAGTGCGGCCTGCACCTCGGCCGCTTCGAGGAGCCGGGTGTGCAGGCGGCGGTTGAGCTTGTCGAGGCGGTCCTGCGTCTTCTTCGCCTCGACCTTGACGCTCGGCGGCTCGGAGAACAGCAGGTCTGCGCTCGTGGCGGCGAGGTCGCCGGCGATGGGGATGTGCAGCTTGGTGCGCCGCTCACCCATCGGCGTGCGGGCGCCCCAGAACAGGCGCTGGAGCCAGCCGGACACGCCGCCGCGGTGCGCCCAGCCGCCCTTCTCGCTGGCGAAGAACCCGGTGCCGGTGGGGTCGTAGCCGGACTGTCCTCCGTAGACGGCGGACAGCTGGTCAGGGTCGCCGGAGTACCAGGCGGACCAGGCGCTCATGCGGTTCTGGACGCCGCCGAGCTCGCGCGGCGGCCACGGGGTCTTTCCGCCGAGGGGGAGCGGCACGGCAGCCTCCTCTCGGTCGGTGTGGTCAGCGCTTGGGGATGGTGACGTCGGCCTGCTGGTCGAGCAGCTCGCGCCAGGTGGTGACCGAGAATCGGAACTGGCCGCGCACGCCGTAGCCGTCGCCCCACGAGTTGTCGGCGATCAGCCAGCTCTGGTCCTCGGTGTTGCCGTGCTGGTAGGCGCGGATGAGGAACTCGTGGCCGCCGCGGATCTGGCCGCTCACCTTGACGACGCCGGTGTTCGCCTCGGGCCGGTCGAAGCCCTCGAACCACGGGACACCGACGATGACCGGGCCCAGCTGCAACGCGTGCAGGAGGCCGTTCACCGTCAGCGCGTGGTGGTAGCTGCCGATGAGGCCCATCGACTTGGCGACCTTGCACACGGCGAGGCCGGACGAGCCGGTGTCCTCGGGCGGGAAGGTGCCCGGGATGTTGTCGACCGCCGTCGCGTGCGAGTACAGCCCGATGGCGAACTTCTCGTCGTAGGCGTTCCCCGCGCCGGGCACCGTGCAGAACGGCTCGCAGGCCAGCGCGCCGGCGAGTGCGTTGCCGGTGCACGAGCCGATGTCGCCCTGATCGAGGATCGGCGACCAGCGACGCCAGCTCACCGTCTTGGGCGGCAGGATCTCGCGGACGAGGTGCTCGACGGCGTAGGCCAGCGAGCGCTCGTCGTGCTCGATGTGGCGGCCCAGGCGGCCGGCGAGCTCGTCGATCCGCTCGGGCAGGCGTTCGATGTGGACGCTCACTTGTCCTCGCATCCGCAGGTCTCGGTGTGGCGGGATCCGTGCTTGCCGTCCGCACCCAGCGGGCGCTGACGGTCGATCTCGTTGATGACCCTGCCGATGCGGGCGACGTGCTCCTCGCGACGGGCGTTGCCGGCGAACGAGAGGTTGACTGCCGTCTGGGCGACGCACAGCGTCTCTCGCAGCATCTTGAGCGAGTCAGGCACGGTCAGGTCGCTCATGCTGCTGTCGCCTCCATGATGTGCGGCCGCCATGCGGCCTCGGTGGTGCGGAGCACGTACCGCCCGCCGTCGAGCGAGTGGTCGTCGGACTTGACCGGCTGGTCGATGCCCTTGGCCGCGGCCTTGTCGTCCCAGCTGTAGCCGCCGGCCTCTTCGATCCAACCGGCGCACGACTCGTGCACGCCGAGCTGGTCGCCGGCCAGCAGCGAGGAGACGAGCCGGATGCCGTCGAGCACGCTGTTGTCGGCCAGCGTGGGCGTGAGGCCGTCGCGGTAGAGCTGGGTGACGAACGAGGCGGCACTTGGGTCGACGACCGTCCACGGCGGACGGACGCCCAGCACGCTCGGCGAGCCGGGGTGCGGGATCGCGCCGAGCCAGGCCCGTAGGCGATGCGAGTACTCCAGGTCGGTGAGCTGCCGGCGCGCGGTCCTGCTCTCGTAGCGGTACTCGTTGGTGAAGTACAGCTTGCGGTCCGCGCCGACGCCGAGGAGCAGAGCCGCGAACGGGTTCACCGTGCCGTAGTCGATGCCCAGCCCGATCCACTGGTCGATGCGCGGCAGCTGCTTGACGACGTGCCGGTCCGGATCCCACATGTCGTAGATCGCGCCCTGGGCGAGCACCCACTCGCCGAGGATGAAGCGCCGGTAGAACAGGCCGACGTACTCGCGCTTGAGCGCCTCGACGTAGGTGCGCGACAGGTTCGGGTTGTCGGCCAGCTGGAACGTGAAGCGGTGCAGGTCGATCGCGCCGGCCGCGTTGGACTCGACGATGCGGCCATCGCGGGTGAGGTGCAGGCAGGCCCGGTCGAGCCAGTCCTTCTTGAACCAGTGGTTCGGGCCTTCCGGGTTCGTGGTGCCGAACCCTTGGGCGCCGTCGGTGCTGAGCCGGGTGCCGAGCATCGAGAAGAACGACTGCGGGTAGGTGGTGACCTCGTCGCAGTAGGTGCCGGAGAGCGTGAGGCCCTTGATCTTGTCGGCGGCGCGCTCGTCGTTGGCGCCGGCGGTGTAGATGGTGCGGCCGAAGAGGTCGAGTTCGCCGGCGCCCTCGCGGTAGCGGCAGCGGCGTTGGCCGACCATCTCCTGAATGGGGTCGATGATGTTGCGCTTGAGGCTGCGCTCGGTCTTGCCGACCATGAGCAGGTTGCCGCTCGGTCCTGTTCGGACGTATCGCAGCCAGTGCAGGATGCTGCACACGGTCTTGGACGAGCGGACCGCGCCTTCCCAGATGTTCCAGCGGGCAGTGGCCAGGCGGACGCTTTCGCGTTGCTTGCCGACGAGCGGGGCGATGGCCAACGCTGCCCCCGTTCAGTCCCCGATCATGTCGCGGAGCCAGGCGTCGACGGCGGCCAGGCCCTGAGTGTCGGCGTCGTGCGCCTCGATGCGCAGGACCTTCTCGACGGCGACGCCCACGGTCTGCATGATCTTCAGCTGGGACGCGAAGTCGGGCCGCTCGTGCCACGTCTCGTTGTAGGCGTTGTCGCGGCCGCCGAAGCTGTAGACCCGGCAGCGTTCCCAGAGCTGGGCGCGGATCTTGGCGGCGTCGTCGAGGAGGTCGTTGGCGAGCTGCGTGCGCTTGGACTTCGCGTCGACGACTGCGGCCTCGACGGCGGCCTTGGTGGCGGATCGGTCAAACGACAGGCCGAGCTGCTGGCAGACCTTGGTGACGACGCCGGCAGAGCGGCCGATCTCGGCGGCGATGGCGTTGCGGCTGAGCCCGTCGGCGTGGAGTTGGCGGATGCGGTCGCGATCCTCGTCGGACAGGGGAGCGCCCAAGGCGACCACCTCCCGGCCGGCCAGTGCGCGCGCGACCGCCGCTGTGACTGGTCACGTGGTGGTCGCGGTCAGGGTCCAGACACGACGAAGCCCCCAACCGATCTGAGACCAGGTTGGGGGCTTCTGCTCG